AACTCAATACCAGGTCTAAACTCTTGCAGAATAAACTCTTCGCCCTTATGAGCATTTGTTTTTTTCCACTTGTTTAACATATAGACTAGATCAGCAGGTGAGCTTGGTACATAGGATAATGTCTTATCACCATCACCAATAGGCTTACTAACATACATACGGCCAGTATCTTTAACGTACTTAATAGCTTCATCATAGTTATTAAAGGTCTGGCTTGGAATAGTTTCAATCCCAGCTTTCTTCATAATCATCTCACCATGATCACGTTGCTGTTCCCACCGATTAGTATCGATAGAAGGACCTAAGATAGGATAGCCCTTATCTCTGTACCGTTCTAAGCCGTGAATGTAATAGATGTTATCTGTACAGAATATAAGGTCAGCCCAATCCATATGGTCTTCCCAGTTACTGACACGCTTTACTAAGCCACCATCACCAACTTCACTTCTTGAACCGTCTTTATTGTGACGAATAAACATCTTAACTTCATGGTCATAGTGTTGACTACGGAGTGCAAAAGACAAACCACAACCACATCCTGATGGATCTATAATTAATATTTTCATTCTTTTCCGCCAATGTCAATTTGACCCGATACAGCAGTACGTGCTGTGCTTTTACCAAAACTTTCAAATATTAACTTTTGAATATTTAATTTAGCAGGTTCTGTAAGAACTTTACGATTAGCGTCAACAACTTCTTGGACACCTTTTCTTAACTGAGTAAGTTGAGAGTCTGTTACTAACCCAGATCCTTTTAACGCCGGTAGTATTCTATCAAATTCATTCATAATGTTACTTGGGCTTTTTCCACTTAACCAAGTAGAAACAGCTTGAGGAAACTTTTCACGAATAATAGGAGAATCATTAGCGTACTTTGATATAGCCCGTAACTGTTGTTGTGTATAATCTCCGTTTAAAATGTTTTCAACAATAGCACCAGGATCTTTTTTAAAACCCCCTTTTTCTTCTAAGCCTAATTGTTCAACATAGTTTTGAGCAGCTATATCAACTTTTTTAGACCATTCTTTTTCGCCAGACTGCGAAACACGTTCTTTTAATGTTAATGATTTATTTTCCAATGTTGAAAGTTTATTAAGATGTTCTTCAACAACATTTTTAACTTCGGGAAATTCACGTGTTAAAAACTCATGCTGATCTGCCCACTTACGAGTAGCTTTTAAATCTTTACCGGCCAATTCATTATGAACATATTGCTGTGCGTATTGTGTTTGTTTAGCAGGATCAGGTAACATTGCTTTAAACTCTTTAACGCCAGACTCACTACCAAATAATTGCTTAGGAAGTTTTTCTGCATCCACAGAATATAATCCCATGTCTTGTTTTCCTAAAACACTTTCACCACGCTTAGATTCAAAATCGGATAAATTTTCTAATGCTGTAGCATATTTTGATTTAGCGGGTCCTAATCCTGACCAATTGTAAAAACCACCTTGTCGCACTCCGTCTTTTTCAATTCCTTTTACAATATCTGCACGAAGTTCTTTTGCTACATTTGTACTAATTCCTTTATATCCTTCAACTTCTTTACCTGATGCAACTTCACCAAGTTGTCTAACAATTTGATCAATCCCTTTTGCGGATAAATTACTTGCAGGAATTTGAGAACCATCCGGAAGAGTTTGAGCAGGTCTCCATATATCATTAATAATGTTTTTAATGGTTGTGCCAATAGGACCACTAGAATCTTTTGCTTCTTTCTTCCATTTTCTTTTAATATCTAAAGCTTCTGATTGTTGTCCCCAATAAGAACCCTGTGTTTGGGATTGCTCTGCATTAAGCATTGCTGCCTTATAAGAGTCATCATATTCTTTTTTCATTGTGGCAATTTGCGGATTTCTAATTCCTTCTATATCAGAACGTATATTAGTTCCAAAGTTATAAGGAGATTCTGTTTTACCCGAACCTTTTTCAATAGTAGAAGTTAATTCTTGTTCTGCTTTTTCTTGTTGTTGACGCAATGCATTTGTCTCCGCTGTTTGTGCCTTTTCTTTACGAGCAGCTAAATCTTGTGCTCTTTGCACCCTAGCATCTACTTGAGACTGTATGGCTTGTCCCACATCTTCCACTGAGCCATAACCATATTTAGCTAATTTTTGTTTAGCAAGCTCTGTAAGTTCTTGACGTTTAAGAGTAACAGCTTCAGGTTCTGCAGATTTAAGTAAGTTTTCAAATTGTTTTGCATAAGGAATAACACTTCTAGCAATTTGTTTTCCAATGCTTGGAACAGCTTCGGCTAAACCGCCAGTCATTAAACCACCTAAAATTTGTTGGCCTCGACTACCACCAGTGGCACTGATTAATTGTTCTCCTGTTTCCCCAAGAACACCTGCAATACCTCCTGTAATAGCACCCGCAGCCATTGTAGCGGGACCGCCTATAGCACCAACTCCACCACCTACAGCCATGCCTGTTAAACCCGCAGTACCTATACGTTCAAAACGCTCCATCGGTGTAGTTTGTTTTGTAGTGCCTTTACCAAACAGCTGTTCTACAGGACCCATAGTTACAGTCCCTTTAATTTCTTTTTTTTCAGGTGTTGTTCCTACAGAAGTTGTATTTGTTTGTTTAGCTTCTTGATAAGCTTTAGAAACCGTTTCAAATTCAGGAGTACCTTTTTTATCTTGATTAGAAACAATCCATTGTGCATATTGTTCAGCAGTAGCCATTATTATTTAATCCCTAAAATTGCATCAGCATCTTGCATTATTTTACTAGGTTGTCCTTTAACTGTTGCTTCACCAAAAGACTTACCACTTGATTTAGCTTTTCTTACTGCATTAATTTGATCCATATTAAATGGAATTGCTTTATTAAGTTTTTCAAGTTCTTTCTTCATTCCTTCTTTTTGTTCTTTACTAGCAAATGGATTTTTATCGTAATTGTTAATTACAGTTTCAAGCTCTTGTTTAATTAAAGCTAAAGATTCAATACTTTGTTCAGAAGTTTCACCAATTCTAGAAAGTTGTTTACCGTATGCTGCAATTTTACTAGCAGAGGTAGCACTTGCAAAACCACCGCCGACAGCTGAAGCCATTGCAATATCTAAACCAGCAGTAATCTTTTCAAAACTACGTTGGTCATCTGTTGTCCAGTTTCTACTAATAATTCCTTTCAAACCTTCTGTAAAACCTTTAGAATCTTTACCGGTTAATCCACTAAAAGCACCTAAAGTTGTATTAGAAGGTAAAGAAGAAATAGCTTGAAATCTGTTAACAGCTTCTCCTACACCAACTAATACGTTTTGAGCACGTTCTTTAGGAGCTGCTGCATTGCTTTGTTTTGGAGGGAGAGTTACTGTACCACTAGGTTGTTTTTCTGTAGAAGCTTCTGCCGTTTTCTTTTCCCAATGATTAGGATCGTATTGGCCGCTTTTAGGATCAGTAGCCCATGCAGGTTGAACCCATCCGTTATCCGCTAATACTTTCTTTTGATCTGCTGTTAAAGCTTTTGTATTAATATCAATAGCTTCACCAGTACTGTGTTTACCTACTTGTTTAGAGACAGGAGTTTCCCAAGGAGTTATATTAGGGTTACCTTCTTTTCTTGGAATATTATCTTGATCTTTTTGATTACGATAAGCACTAAAGAATTGAATACCAGAGTCTGCTAAAGGTTTCATATCAGGCGTAATTTTTACAGCTTCACCCCTATAATTTTTAATGGTTGATAAATTAGATTCATCAATAGGTTTTCTTGTAGTAGTAGTTGTAGGTTTTTCAGAAGTAGAAACATCGCCACCGCCTAATAATTTAATTTGTTGTGGAGAAAAACCAGCAGCAGAAAATAATTCAGAAGTTATAGGAATTTGTCTATCTTGTAGTACTTTAATTTGTGCTAAAGCATTAGCTTTTGTTGCATTATTTGTTAATCTTTCTTGATTAATATCAAATTTGTTTATACTGTCTATTTGTTTAAGAATTAACAAATCATCTCTTTGCTTTTGTAATTTTTCTTTAGCAGTCATTGTCATGTCTGATAAAGATTTTTTCTTAGCTTCAAAATCTAAATTAGGATTACGCATAACACTTTCAACAACCATTCTAGCCGCAGGGTCCTTTACTGTTTGTCCAATAACAGATTTTAAATCCTCTTCAGTAGTTGCACCAGATAATAATTGTCCAGCATATGATATTTCATCTTCTTTAATTTTTAAATCATTTAATTGTTTTGTTTGAGCAGCACCCTCTAATTCTTTAGCTTGCTTTTGAAATGAATATGCTAACGATGCTTGACCACGTTGACCAGCCATCATCGCAGCTTGGTTATAAATGTTTTGTTGTGCTTGTGGGTCTTTGGCTTGGTCAGGAGTTGCTGAAGCATAGGCTTGTTTAAGAATGTCTTTAGAAGCCATATCTTCTTGCACGGCTCCCATTGCTTTATAACCTTTTGCAAACGCTTCTACTGGGTCTGTATATTCAGCCATATTTTATCCTTAATTATTATTGAAATGGACCAGTAATACCTGGATTAGCTGGACCAACCGAAGAAGGATCCGTGTAAGTATATCCTGCACTATTACTTCCACTAAGACCCATATTAGAATAAGGATTTGAACTATTATAAATACTAGCTAAACCACCTAATCCGGAAGTTACTTGCCCTAAAGCCCCAGACTGTAATCCAAACTGTGAAGATGCACCTTGTTGTGCAAGTAAGTTAGCCTGTGCAGGTGCTTGAGTAGCACCAGACAATTGTTCTAGCTGTGAAGTTAAACTATTGTAAAAAGAACCAAAGGTATTTTGACCTAACGTCTGCAAAGCAGCTTGTTCTTGACCAGACTGTATTCCACCTTGTGCAGCTAAAGCACGTTCAGTGGTCTGTGTACCTTGTTGAAGCTGTTGCTGATAACCAGGCTGTGCCATTGCTAAAGCAGGATTATTCATTACATTTTGTAACTGTGAAGCAGCCTGTGCTCTATAAGGACCGTATGGATCGTATTGTTGTTGAGCACCTGTGGCACCTCCTCCACCGCCACCACCACTAGTTAAAGCTTTTACTCCTCCGGCAATACCTACAACAGAAGCTACTGTTGCTAAACTTATTCCTGCAGACATTTATTTTCTCCATCCCATAAATTGTTAAGTTGCATGACTTGTCTATAATCGATAGTAATTTCTTCACCTAACATACCGCCGATCATGCCATGAATATTTCTTGTTGCTACAATAAACATATCTCCATTATTTAACCGAACTGCTTTTGCATTAGGATTTTTTGAATGGTTAATTAAATAACCTGCTGGAGTCCTATGACCTAAAAGACGCATTGGAGCAATTATATCTCCTTGGTTAATTACAGCTGTAGAAAACATTCCCTTACCTTGAATAGGAGAATCCCCAGAAGCTATAGAATAACTACCATAACCAAAAGGAATACAATCTTCTCTATAATGTGAAGCTGCCTCTATGTCTTCTTCTTTCCATCCTGTTTCTTTAATAAGCCGTTTAAAATCTTCACGATCTTCTTCGTGTTTTAAAGTATCCTCTTTAAGCTTATCAGCAAGATGTTTATCAAACATTTCAGGAGTTTTAAATAATATCTTTTCTAAAACTTCTACATTAGTTTCAGTAGTTGCGTAAATGTTTTGCCAAACCACTTCTGTCAATGTGTAGCCTACTTTGCTTCCAGCTTGTGCTACAAACATATATGGAGCATGTAATGTTTGAACTACCCCGTTACCATCTATAACATTAATTGATCCTTTAAGTAACATATTCATATGCTCTGAAATATGTTCTTGTCCTACTACTAAAGTATTGGCAGGATAAATAGCTTCTCTAATGTAAATACCAGGTCCAAACCTATGTACAACGGAACATTCTGTTTGTTTTTCTTTTAGCAATACTTCTGCTAATTCCATCTTAGATTCGGTTGTAGATAAATTAAAATCTTGTTTAGTCGCTACGCTATTGATTGCTTCAACTATTGAATCCATTATTACTTTCTATATTGTGTAGGTGAGCCGCCTTCGTTATCTAGTTCACCAATACTAAAATCTACTTCAGCACAGTCTAGTCTTAATGGTTGATTATCAGTGCATAAAAACTCCCATGCCCTACGGCGAGCAGCACCTGTTTGATATATCTGAGAACGACCTTTACTTAAGTCTACAGTGCGATAAGGAGACCATGAAACATAGTCATTATCTGAATGACGTATATTCATAATTGCTGGAACTTTGTCACCCACAATCTCAACACGGTTATAGAACTTACGCTTAGTAGTACCATTATCGATTAAGTCAGTAACAGCTCTGTAATAAATAGGTGCACCAGCATCATTATAGTATGTATCGGACATTAAGTATAATGAACCATTGTCATCATCTAATACAAAGTATTGTGAACCGTAACCAGCAAAGAAGCTTGGTCTAAAATATTGCTCTGCGTAAATACCGGGAATACCTGAACTAGAGTCACCAATAGCAAACATCGTCCACTGGTACCACATTCTTTCATTTACGTCAAACACTATTGTAACATTTAAATCAGCCAATGTCAATACATAAAACATATGACCATTAAACTTAAATGTATAAGCTTTGATCTCTAACAAGTTACTATTTCCTAAAATACGATCAATATACACAGTAGACACTTTAACTGGTGCTGTACCATCCATTAAATAGATACCAGCACCTGTAGCTTTAGACACTCCAATCCATAATACAGACTGTTCAAACTGCACAATAGAATCACCATTAGCACACCCAATTTCAATCTTGTATGACGGTGCAGCACCTAAAGGTGAGGCTACTGGGTTACCAGCGTCATAGAACAGCTCTGTAGACCATTGACCAAAGCCTAAGATATAGTTTAAGTGTTTGGAGATACCTGTTAAGTTATCTGGATCACCTTCAAGGCTAATATAGTCTAATGGGTTCCATATAGTAGGATCATTAACATTAGATGTGTAGATACGGCCACTTGGTGTACCAACAACAATGTAACTATCTAAAAAGCAAGCACCAGGAACTAAGCCACCGGTAGGAAAGAAGTTTAATAAAGATGTAGCAGTAGCGTATGCACCAAGATCTGTAAAGGTTGCAGAAGTAACAGCAGAGGTTGTAATAGAGCTTAATGTAATTGTATATGGCCCAGTTCCTGCAATAGCTGTTACTGTAGTTCCTGGTTGTATACCTGTACCGGTAACTGCCATGCCTACGTATACTGTACCAGTAATCGATGCAGCAGTTAAGGTGTTAGTACCAGATGTATTTGTTACTGTCACACCTGATACGGTTGCCGCAGGAGTAAAAGTAATTGTAGGTGCTGTTGTATAACCAGATCCTGAATTAGTAATTGTAATACCTGTTATAACGCCACCAGTTATTAACAACGTACCAGTAGCTGTAACACCACTAGAAGGTGCTGAGAAAGTTACTGTAGCACCGTTACTGTAGCCTGTACCACCTGTTAATATAGTAGTTGTTGCTACACGATCATTAGTTATTTGGGTAAAAGCACCAGTACTGCCATTAACTAAATAACCATTTACTTGATTGTGTAAAAACAGATAACCGTTGTTTAATGTCTGTGTAAAGTACGCATTAGCCACAGCACCATTAACAGTACCGGTCAACGTACCTACAGTAGTCATTGCATATGTAGTAGGATTAATTTTGTATAGTACATTGTTAACTACAGCATACAAGTAGTTATTGAACAAGTACATACCTTGGCCCTGTGCAGACGGTATAGCAGGCGTTGTTGTTATTAAAGACAATCCAGGTCTTTTAATAAACTCTCTTTTTTCATTTCTACTTTCAAAGTAACCATTTACGCACTTTGAATCAGTAGACAAAGTTCCATCACGGGTCTCAATGGGTTGTGATAAAGGTATTCTCTGTATAGCCATTAGATAGTGTTTCCAATAACAGCATTAGCCATCCGCATATCAACTTGGAAGAATGTCGATGTAGGTTCTACGTCCCAGTCTGTTAACTGATCTCTATAAGTTTTAGCACGTGCAGCAATCTCTTGTCTGTGGTTTTGTGGCACAGAGTATTCAATAGCAAGTTGATCTGCTAAGTTCCATACTAAGGTATTCATCCACTCATTAGGAAAGTCTGGGACATCTTGACCACGCATTAGATCATTCATAGGCATCTGTGCAACTAAATGAATGTTTAAATTAGTAGCTACATAGCTATTAGGCTCAAGATAGACATATAAAATACCATTAAGCTGTTTAACATCATAGAAGACGCTGTTAGCCACACCTTGAGATTGTTTGGATCCTAAGATGTTATATTCTTGTTTAGACAGCAACTGTAATGGTGTATCTACCGGAGGGGTAGATTGGTTGTTACGATACCACCCTTGAATAACCTTTAAAGGCTTGTCAGTGATCGGGGTAGTAAAGCTTGTGTCAAAGCTGTCATACATAAGTGCACTGTTTGATCCACCTAAGACATAAGTGTATTGTGCGTTTGTCATTGGAATAACAAGTTCTTCTACTTTCCAAATCTTGAGACCCTCAGTAGCACATTGCTTAATAAACAAGTTAAGTGCCAACGAAGCATTAGCAATTGTTGCTGAATCAGGAGTGTCACCTAGTTCAAGTACGCCTAGCTTGCGTAATGCTAAACTAATAATCTGATCACGAGATACGGTAAAGGTACTTGACATTGTTAATCCTTATTGTAACTTTAAAACTAAAGCTAATAAAGTTGTTATGATAAAGCCAGCAGATAAAAGTAGGATTTGCTCAAGACGTTTAAGCCTTGCATTAATGCCTGTATATCGTTCTGCACAGACTGCTTCGTGCGAGTTTAATCTTGATTCAACATCATTCATGTTTAACTACTCCTATAAAACTTTGCTTGTGTTGAGTAATTAATGTTATCATTTTTATCCTACTATCCAATTTGAACCATTATAAAATACAGGTATTGTAACTGTTCCACCGCCAGCTACAGTAGAACCAAATGTAGGAGCTAACGCATTTGTTACATAAGCTCTTGCACCAGTTACTCCTGTCGGTAATGTTGCAACTGTATATCCTTTAGTATTTATTGTGCCGAAGACACTTAAATTACCTGCTCCTGGATCTGCAGTGTTGCCTAACGAAAGACCGCCTGAAGCAAAAAGACGCATTTTTTCGGTTACGGCTGCCGAGCCTGATGACGATGTTTGGAAAGTTAAATAACCGCTGATATTTGTATCAGAAGTGTATGTATCAACTACACCTGTTAT